CCTAGCTAAGTTAGTCAACCCGCTGTCAGTGCCAAGGTTCTTTGGTGCATGGAGAGATATGGTGATGTGGAAAGTCACGCAGTTCTCATACAAGCCCAAAGAGACCGCCAAGGATACAGTGTTCAGAGCGTTACAACCAGCGATTAGGTTTACCAAAGACGAGTGCCTTGATCTGCCCGACATGGTCTACACCAAACGCTTCGTCGAAATGACCGCACAGCAGAAGAAGTATTACGAAACACTGCGCAAGCAGATGCTGATGCAAGTTGCTGGTGAGTCCGTGAGTTCGGCGAACGCCGCGATCAACATGAACAAACTACTGCAGATCAGCGCAGGTGCCGTATATACCGACGAGGGCGACTCCATAGAGTTCGACATCAAGAGCCGCTACCAAGCACTCCGAGAAACCATCGACGAGAGCAGCCAGAAAGTTCTCGTGTTCGTGCCGTTCCGGCACACGATTGATATGCTAGTCAGTAAGCTACGAGCTGACGGCATTACGTCCGAGGTGATACGAGGAGATGTTTCTGCAGCTAACCGCACAGATATATTTGCACGGTTCCAGTCCGAAGCCGATCCGAAGGTACTCGTTATCCAGCCGCAGTCCGCTGCGCATGGTGTGACCCTAACTGCAGCCAACACAATCGTGTGGTGGGGGCCGACTTCTTCTCTGGAGACTTACCTACAGGCCAACGCCCGTATACACCGGTCGGGGCAGAAGCATAAATGTACCGTAATTCAATTGGCTGGCTCCGCTGCGGAGAAGCGTATCTATAAGATGCTGGATGATCGCATCAACATACACTCAGCTATGATAGATTTGTACAAGGAAATACTTGACTAGACACGATACGTTACCATATAAGAGTTACATAACGATAATATGGAGAACAACATGACAGTGTCAGTGGAGAAGCTGGTCAAAACGTACGCAAAGATACGTGACAAGCGTTCGGAGTTAACTGCCAAGTACAAAGAAGAGGAAGGCAAACTCCGCGAACAGCAAGACAAAGTGAAGCTCGCTTTGCTTTCGTACTGCAAAGAACATGAAGTTGACAGCGTCCGTACTGCCTCGGGCCTGTTTTACCGTACAGTTAAGCAGCGGTATTGGACGAGCGATTGGGAATCTATGCACGAGTTTATCTTGCAGCATAATCTTCCAGAGTTCTTCGAGAAGCGGCTTAACCAAACCCATGTGCGCCAGTTCATAGAAGAGAACCCTGACCTAATACCGGCAGGTCTCAACGTGGACTCGGAGTACACAATTTCTGTGAGGAAAAAATGACAGAACACGACGAGTCGCCGTATGTCAACATACACAAGGTAGCGGATTACTTTCTAGTATCCGCATCTACCATTCGCAAATGGGTAAACTCAGGGCATATCCCTGCTAGTACCTACCTAAAAGTCGGGGAAGTTTATAGGTTCCGTATCCCCGATGTAGAAGCAGCCTTGACTGCTGCAACAAAAAAAGCTCAACTGGGAACCTCAACAAAGAAGAACGGAGAATAACATGTCAGATATGGCACTATTTGAGGGTACAAATTCCCTCGTGAGCAGTGATTTGTTTAAGTCCCTACAAGAAGCAGATGACAATCTTGCTGGCGGTGGCGGCGGTGGCGGTTCAAACCGTATCAGTCTGCGTGGCGGTCGTTTCCGTCAAATGGTCAGCGGTGAACAGGTCAATGTTAAGAGCGATGGCATCTTGAATGTCGTCATCATCAACGCGGCGAAGCTGTCTCGTACTTTCTACCAAGGTGCGTATGACCCTGAGAACCCCGCCCCACCTGCATGCTGGTCGCCTGACACACAAAAACCTGCGGCTGAAGTACCTGCTGCAACACGTCAAGCGTCACGTTGCATGGATTGCCCACAGAACATCAAAGGTTCGGGCCAAGGTGAAAGCCGTGCATGCCGCTACAACCAGCGCGTTGCTGTGATGCTAGAGGGTGAGTTCGATACAGTGTATCAACTGCAGCTCCCAGCTACATCTATTTTCGGCGAAGCCAAGGATGGCAAGATGGGGATGCAAGCGTACGCTAAGTACCTCAAGGCGCACAAGACGCCCTCCATCGCTGTGCTTACACAGATGTATTTTGACGAAAACAGCGACACGCCGAAACTGTTCTTCAAGCCAGTCCGTCCATTGACTGAGGAAGAACTGCAGCAAGCTGTGTCTATGAAAGATAGCGAAGACGCTATCAAAGCAATTACGCTGACTGTGTCCCAAACCGACAAGGTGCAGGCCCAGCGTGATGGTGCAGTGGCAGAAGATGAGATTGATCTCGATGCTGCCCCTGAGCCGAAGAAGGTCGCCAAGAAGAAAGAGGTAGCTGCTCCCTCTCCCAACGAGGCCGATCTTGCTTCTATCGTGGATGACTGGGACGACTGAGGGGTCAGCCACCTAGTTTAAACGATAGGTAGTCGTGGCGGGTTTGTTACCCTTTCGAGAACCCGCCACGACATATTTTTGGAGCAGCAGGAATGAACACATTAGATTTTTTAGGGGGCGTACTTAGTAGCACAGGACACTACTGCGTATTCGCTGCCCGTAGCACAGACGACACTCGTATCCAGAAGTTCTACGATACCATTGAGGAAGTAGAACGCGCGGCGCTCAAGTATGATGCCGATGGGTTCGATGCGTACTTCGCCCTGAGCACGTTCAAAGAAGCGGGAAATCGTAAAGGGCCAAACGCCCACGAGCTGAAGTCCTTGTTTCTCGATCTGGATTGCGGCCCGTCGAAAGAATACCCGACACAGCAGCTCGCAGTGGCAGCGTTACGCTCTTTCTGTAAACAACTATCTCTGCCTAAGCCGCTCATGGTTAACAGTGGACGTGGGGTGCATGTATATTGGCCCCTTACCGAAGCTGTTTCGGCGGAGCAGTGGACCATCGCAGCGGAGATGTTGAAGCAGTCTTGTGCAGACAATGGGTTACTCGCTGACCCTGCGGTTACTGCCGATGTCGTTCGCATCCTTCGCGTACCACTGACACACAACTATAAGGATGATCCGCCTTTACCCGTGGACTTCTTCGGCGTGTCTATGCCTGAGCCTGTGGTGTTGGAAGAGTTCACGTCCAAGCTCGGCGTCATAGCGAAGCCAGTTATCAAGATTGATCTGGGTACCGATGCGCTCTACGAAGCCTACGCCGAAAACTCTGAGAATGTTTTCAAGACGATCATCAATAAGACCATCGAGGGCCGTGGATGTGAGCAGCTGAAGTTCATCGCCACGCAGCAAACCGAGGTGAGCGAACCTCTGTGGAGAGCGGGGCTGTCGATTGCCAAGTTCTGCAGTGATGGGGATACCGCTGCAGTAAAGATATCGAGCAAACACCCGGAATATAACGAAGAAGATATGCGCAAGAAGCTGGACGAGATCAAAGGTCCGTACACCTGTGCACGTTTTGACGAGTTGAATGAAGGCACATGCCGAGACTGCCCACTGTGGGGCCAGATCAAATCGCCGATTGTACTGGGCAAGCGTATTCGGCAGAGCGAGGGCGAAGTAACAGTATCCGCCCCAGTGTCCGGCAAGAAGAAAAAGTCAGAAGACTTCGACATACCGGAGTACCCGAAGCCGTACTTTCGAGGTGCAGTGGGTGGTGTGTGGCTACACGCTGCCAATGATGACGGAGACCCTGACGATCAGCTCATTTACCATCACGACATATACATAACACGGCGTCTGCATGACGTTGAACTAGGCGAGACATTGGTGTTTCGTCTTCATTTACCAAAGGACGGTGTACGTCAATTTAGCGTACCACTTACACATATAACTTCACGTGAGGAGTTTCGTAAGTGCATGGCTAAAGAAGGCGTAACTGCATGGGGAAAGGCTCTAGATAAACTGATGTCATATACAACAAAGTGGGTAGACGAACTGCAACGCACCACCGTTGCTGACGAGGCGCACCGCCAATTCGGCTGGGTCGATGACGACATGGATGCGTTTGTTCTAGGAGAAAAGCTAGTTGAAGCGGGTAGGATTACGTACAATCCCCCGTCTTCCAAGACCGCAGGGTTTATGGATGCGTTCGAACCAAAAGGTACCAGAGAACGTAACCTAGAATGCTTGGACTTTTACAACCAAGACGGGTTCGAGCTGCACCAATACGTGGTGGGCATCGGTTTCGGCTCTCCTCTGATGGCGGTCACGGGTCTCAACAGTATGGCAGTGCATTTGTTCGGCGGTACAGGCGTGGGTAAAACCACTGCGCAGTTTGCGGCTATGTCTATCTGGGGGCATCCTGAGCTTTTGTCGTTGCAGAAGGCCGACACGCACAACTCTCGCATGAACCGTGGGGAAGTGATGCACAGCCTACCGCTGATTTCCGACGAGATGACAAACGTATCAAGCATGGAGATGTCTGAGTATGTGTACCAAGTGTCCGGTGGTCGCCAGAAGAACAGGCTATCCGCTAACGGCAACGAAGAACGGGCGCGGGGCAAGCCTTGGAAGCTCCTTGCATTAAGTTCGGCTAACACCAGTGCGTATGAGATATTGAGCAGGGAGAAGGCAGAGCCGAAAGCGGAGATGCAGCGGCTGTTCGAGATCAAAGTGCCGAAGATGAAGGTGGATACGAAGGCCACAGCCGATCTGCACGAGGACTTGAAGCTGCACTACGGCCACATTGGGCCAGAGTATATACAATGGGTCATGCAGAACCGGGACGAGGTCAAAGCTATTGTGCAGAAGACTAAGGCTCGTTTGGATGAAGCTGCCAACCTTGGGCCTGAGAATAGGTTTTGGTCAAACGGTAACGCGGTAATCCTCACCGGACTAATCATCGCCAAGAGACTTGGGCTGGTGCAGTATGATGTGGGCAAAGTGTATCGCTGGGTGGTGAAAGAACTTATTCGCCGCAACAGTTTCGTAAACGATATCGGTGCATCTGTAGACGAGACCGTAGGCAACTACTTGTCAGAGAACTACAACAACATGCTCAAGATCGACAGCACTGAAGACTTGCGCGGTAAGAACGACAACGGATTGGATCAGCTGGTACCTATCGGGGCATCGCCACGTAACACACTGGTCGCACGATACGAGCCGGACACCAAGATGCTGTTCCTACGGATCAAGCCCTTTAGGGAGTGGTGCACAGATCAGCAGATAAACTACGCCTCGTTGGTGGACGAACTCAAAGATAAGCGGAACGCCAAGCGGATTAAGAAACGGCTGACCAAGGGTACAGACTTTAACATGCCTGCGCAGGACGTGCTGCAGATAAAATTTGAAGGGTTCGATGAGATTGTAGATGGAGCAGAAAGCACTGAAGATTGATGATCTAAACCCTGACGGGCTGCGGATCACGGTAAACTGGGAGGATATGAGCGTCTCGGCGTCCATATTCGTACCCTGCATCAACACCGAAAAAGGTATAGAACAGCTCAAAAAGCTCGCCAAACGTAAGGAGTGGGTGTTTGAGACACAGGTCTGCATCGAAAACGGGAAATTAGGTTTACGAGCATGGCGTACTATGTAACAGTGCAGGCACGACATTACTGCTCATAATGTTGTTCTCTGGTACTGCGAAAGTACTTACTGGCCCCCACTTCGCGTGGGGGCTTTTTTCGTTAGAAGCCTTGGAACCCTTGGTTATATTCGTCACGGATTTTCTTCATGGCTTCGGTGTGTATTACTCCGCCCCGTGCGTTGCCAGAGTTTTTGGCGAAGGCATTGTACGAACGATCCCGTGTCGTGCGCGTGATCCTTTGGTCAGCGAAGACTGCAGGTAGTTCGCGGTTGAACTCGTCCTGCATAGCACGTATTTTCCGCATCTCCGCCCTATCGCCAGCCATCTTCGCCATATTGTAACGCTTGTTAAGTTTGGAACGGCGCTCGCTAACGGCTTTCTTACGGCGCATAATGTTTCGGTT